TGCTCACGGGTGGAGCTGTACCCGGTGAGCCGGTTTGCGAGCGACAGCATGGAGCAGCGGTATGCGCAGGCGTTCACGGCGTGGGTGACCCAGCCGCATTTGTACCTGGCGATCCCGGCGAACGGGCCGAAGCCAGCGCTGTGGTCGAATCCGAATGCGAGGCAGCGGTGCGTGGAGTTTATTTGGGGTGCGGCGGAAGAAGAATAATTCGGTACACGGATTGAACGGATATTTGGATGTGGATGCCAGGGGTTCAGGAAATGGGTTGTTACGACTTGTAACGGGGCTGGAAGGGGCATTATGGCGAGTATAGGTGATGTAAGTCGGAAGCTAGAAAAGTCTTATCAGCGGCTGGGGACGTGGCGGGCGGTGGGCGAGGTGTTCAGGATTTCGAGCGGGATGGCGTACCGGATCGCGAAGCAGGGGTACGAGCCGAAGGATCTGAAGATCCGGGCGCGGCTTGGGCTGACGAGCCTGGCGCCGGCGCCGGTGTGCCCGAAGTGCGGGGTGGTGCATGTGAGCCGGCGGTGCACGGCGAGGCCGGCGATGTGGATGCGGAGGGTGTGGGAGACGCCGGAGGCGGAGCTGCGGTGGAGGTTGGAGAACAGGGAAGAGTTTTAATTCGGTACACGGATGACACGGATTTGCACGGAAAGGAATATTTGAAATGAAGTTTATGGAGAGCATTTATACGCAGGAGGGGCCGGGGGTTGTGGTGGCCAGGGGGGAAGGGGGGCAGGTGTTGGTGGCGCTGGAGGCGAGGGAGGTTCCGTCGCCTTCGGCGGCGGCGGAGAAGAAGCCGGTGATCAAGCGGGTTCCGGGGGCAGTGCGGCTGATGAGCCGGTGCGAGGTGCACGGGGTGTGGTATTGGCAGCGGTGCGAGCTGTGCGAGGGGATCCGGGTCGATGGATGATTATGTGGTGGACCGGGGGGTGAGCCGATATGGGCTGCACATGGTCCATGTGATGGGGGCACAGGCGGTGGATGTGGAGGCGTGGGTGGCCCGGGAAAAGCCGGAGGAGGCCGAGTACTGGACGCTGGCGTATCGGGAAGAGGAGCTGGGGATCTGGCACCTGTTCCTGTGGTGGAAAGAGAAGGGAGCGGAATATGAGTGGATTAGATGAAATGAAGGCCGTTACCCCGACTATCTCCCAAAGGGAGAGGGAGGCGGATAAGCCGTGGATGTGCTGCAAGAGCACGGAGGGGAGCCAGCACGTGCTGGGGCAGGTGGTGCGGAATGGGTCCGGGGTGCGGCAGCTGCTGCTGTACCGGACGGCGGTGGATCTCCAGGCGGAGGAGCCGGGGGAGGTGGATGTGATGGCGGTGGTGGAGGGGCACGTGATGGATGTGCGCTGCTCGATTTGCGGGCGGGTGCGGACGTGGGTGCCGGGGGAGGAGGCGCTGCGGGCGCTGATCGAGGCGGTGAAGAGAAGATGAATGCGGTACACGGAAGACACGGAGGGACGGATGAACACGGATAATACTCTTAATGAATTTGTGGAGGAGTTATGGGATGCGATGTGCCGGTTGCGGGTGGGGAGCGGGCTGAGCTCGCTGGAGGTGCTGCAGGGCGTGGAGGCAGTGTGGGAGCGGGTAGAGCTGGAAATAAAAACGGATCGGGCGCTCGATTCAGCGAGCGACAGGTGACGATGCTGGAGGAGCTGGTGATGCGGGAGGCGAACAGCCTGGCGGGGATGGCGGCGATCAGCGCAGAGGCGCAGGAGGTGCGGCGGCAATGGCTGACGATTTTGGATAAGCTGGGGAGGATGAAGAGGAATACGGTACACGGATGACACGGATGGACGGATGAACACGGAGATGATTTATGGATAATGAGGAGCCAAAGGGGATTTATGGGAAGTATGTTATTCAGAAGGCGGATGGGTCGCCGGTGGATCCGCATGCGGTTTATTTTACGCTGCGGCTGGACACGGATGAATGGGCGAGGCGGGCGATGAGGGAGTATGCGGTCGCATGCGGGGAGGAGCAGCCGGAGCTGGCGAGGGATATTTGGAGGGTGTTGAGCAGGCTGGAGAGACAGATGAACCGCGAATAACGCTAATAACGCGAATGATCCAGCACATGATTTTATTGAATTGACTCTTGACAAAGGAATTATTTAACTTTAAAATAAAACTTAACGTCAAAAAGGGCCGCTAAAAAGGCGGTTGAAAGCAGGCCGGGGTCCGTGCCCGGTCGAATGTGGAGATGAGCGCCCATCAGTTTCAAGCTGATGGGCGCTCGGCGTTTAAGGAGGCAAGATGGATGCGACGATTATGGCGGGTGCGGCGGGGGCGATCCTGGCGCTGCTGTTTGGGTACGTGCCAGGGCTGAAGGATTGGTACGACAACCTGGAGAGCGTGGCCAAGCGATTGGTGATGCTGGCGGCGCTGGCAGTGGTGGCGCTGGGCTCGTTCGGGCTGAGCTGCGCCGGGTGGTTCAACCTGCCGGTGACGTGCGACCAGGCGGGCGTGGAGCAGCTACTGGGCGCTTTCCTGACGGCGCTGGTGGCCAACCAGACGACTTACCTGATTTCTTCCAAGTCGATCGGTAAGTGATCGCCAATGGTGTTGCGTTATGTGGTTTTGGGCCTGGCGCTGCTGGCGATTTGCGTGTGGTCGGTTTACCTGCTGAGATGTAAGGGGAAATGGCTGTACGCGCTGGCGCCGATGCTGTGGCTGGGGAATGCGACGGCGTTTTGGGTTTACCGGCTATGCACGCCGGGGTTCGATGTGACGATGGTGAACAGCTGGTCGGTCGGGGTCTATTTGCACGCTATGCTGAGCCTGTTGGCGATGGGGAGCGTGGCAATAGGAGAGGCGAGCAGAAGGCAATGTTGATTGATTGGGGGCCGATCGTGCTGTCGCTGATCGCTGCGGCGGTGAGCGTGCTGGGGTTGCTGTTCCAAAGGCACAAAGATAATGCGAGCGTGGCGGAGACCTACGAGGCTATGGCGGCCAGACAGGCGGGGGAAATCGACAAATTGCGCAAGGAGATCCACGAGCTGAAGGTGGATCTGGAGTTTCGAGATACGGTGATCGAGCAGCGGGATGCGAAGATCGAGGAATGGGCTGCGGGGATCGATTTATTGGTTAAGCAGCTGGTGGCGAATGGGATCAAGCCGGCCTGGAGGCCGAAGGTAGAGTCAAGGCTGGAAGGTAAAACGGGATGAGCTTACGACCGTGGGACGAAATGCAATTGCGGTTTAAGCTGCCGGGGCTGGATGAGGTGGAGGATGACGCCCAGGAGCGGCAGATCACGCCGGAGCAGGCCAGGAAGATCAGCGAGGCGGCGCAAAAGGCGCTGAACCACTGGGGCGCACAGAGCGAGGAGAAGCCGGAGTGGTTCGAGGATTATATGATGCTGATCGAGCAGGGGTGGCCGTGGCGGGTGGCGGCGTATATGGCGTGGGCGAGCGTGCCGAGGAGCGGGCGGCAGCCGCAATTCCTGAAGGATCTGGCGGAGAAATACCTGGGGCTGACCAGCCCGAGGGTGATCAATAACTGGCGGCGAAAGTACCCGAGCATCGATACGATCGTGTCGATGATGGCGAGCAAGGCGATCTACGAGCACCGGAGCGACTTTTACAAGGCGCTGGCGGAGGTGGCCAGCCAGCCGGATTACAAGAGCTTCAATCATTTGAAGCTGGCGCTGGAGCTGTTGGGCGATTACACGCCGAAGAGCCGGCTGCAGGTGAGCGGGACGGTGAAGGATCTTAGCGAGCTGAGCGATGAGGAGCTGGACCGGCTGATGGGGTCCACGAATGAATTCACGAATGACACGAATAGGTCCACGAATGATGGGGAGGAAGAATAGGTGGTTGCGCCAGCGGTGATGGTGAGGCCGGAGGATGCACAGCGGGAGCGGGTGCTGCGGGAGAAGGCCAGGCGGCACCTGGTGGATTTTGTGCAGTACCAGAGCCCGTGGTACCGGGCAGCGCGGCATCACCGGCTGGTGGCGGAGTACCTGGAGCTGGTGGAGACGTACATCCGGACGGGCGGACGGACAGGGATCGGGCGGTTGATGATCCTGATGCCACCCAGACATGGGAAGACGGAGCTGGTGAGCAAGCATTTCCCGGCGTGGGTGATGGGGAAAAACCCGGATAAGCGGGTGATCATGTGCAGCTATGGGGCCGACCTGGCGGTGGATAACAGCCGGGCGGTGCGGAATATGGTGGACGGGAACAAGTACCGTGCGGTTTTTGGGGAATTAGCTGGAACCGCGAATAACACGAATAACGCTAATCAAGGGGCGCCGGTGGAATTGAGCACGGACAGCCGATCGGTGGAGGCGTGGGGGCTGGCGGCGCCGAACCGGGGGGGGATGACGGCGGCGGGCGTGGGCGGGGCGATCACCGGGAAGGGCGCCCATTTGCTGATCGTGGACGATCCGGTGAAGAACCGGGACGAGGCGGAGAGCGAGACGGCGCGGCAGCGGGTGTGGGATTGGTGGACTTCGACGGCTTATACGAGGCTGGAGGAGGGGAGCGCTATTATCCTGATCCAGACCCGGTGGCACGGGGATGACCTGGCCGGGCGGCTGCTGAGCACGATGGCGAAGGATCCGAAGGCGGACCAGTGGGTGGCGCTGTGCTTGATGGGGCGGTGGGAAGAGCCAGATTTAACCGCGAATAAAGAATTTGAAACCGCGAATAACGCGAATGAGAATAAGGGCATTAATTGGGAGAGGTATTTTTACGAGCAGCTGAGTTTTGGGGTGTGGGAGGAGAAGGAAGATCCGCTGGGGCGCAAGGAAGGTCAGGCGCTGTGGCCGGAAAAGTACGATGAGGGTGACCTGGGCCGGATCGAGGCGAACGTGGGGCCGTATGATTTCCAGGCGCTGTACCAGCAGCGACCGTTCGCTCGACAGGGGCGGATGTTCAAGCGGGATTGGTTTGTGACGGCGAATGAGCCACCAACGGCGAATACGATCGTGGAGCGGGTGCGGTTTTGGGATAAGGCGGGCACGGAGGGCGGCGGGGCGTTCACCTGCGGGGTGCTGATGTGCCGGACGACCGAGGGCCAGATCTACGTGGAGCACGTGGAGCGGGGGCAGTGGGAGACTTACGAGCGAGATGAGCGGATCGTGGCCACCGGACAAAGCGACAGGCAGCGGCCGGGGCCGACGACGATTATCTGGCACGAGCGGGAGCCGGGGTCGGCGGGCGAGGACAGCGCCAAATCGCTGGCGGCGAAGCTGGCCAGGGCGGGGCTGACGAATTATTTCGAGCTGCCGACGGGGAGCAAAGAAGTGAGAGCGGGGCCGTGGTCTTCGGCGTGCATGGCGGGGATCGTGCGGCTGGTGAACGGCGGGTGGAACAAGGCATTTATTGAGGAACACGTGGCTTTCCCAAAGGGGCGATATAAGGACCAGGTGGACGCGTCGAGCGGGGCTTACGGGAAGGTCGGGGTGATGGGTCTGGATGGGCAGCTGTTTTATTAATGCGGTACACGGAAAACACGGATCAGACGGATAAACACGGAATAATGATATGAAATTTACAGAGCGTGTACGAGCAGCGGCAAGGGCATTCGGGGGCGAACGGGCATTCGCGACGGGTCCGGGGGTGGTGGAGCCGTTCGAGGTTGCGTGGGGGCACGATGAGACGACGTTCAGCCCAGAGGAGTACGGGAATTATCTGGCTACGTCGAACGCGGTGTATGCCTGCGCTTCGCTGCGGGCGGATACGCTGAGCGGTATCCCGCTGCGCTGTTACCGGGTGAGCGGGAATAAGAAAATCGAAGTGAACGTCGGGCCGGTGGTCCAGCTGATGAATAAGGTGAACGATTTCTGGACGATGAACCGGCTGCTGACGATGACCGAGCTGAGCCTGTGCTTGTGGGGGAAGAATTATTGGGCGGTGGAGCGTGGGCCGAACGGGCAGCCGATGGAGCTGTGGTGGATGAAGCCGGACCGGGTGAAGGTGTACCCACACCCGGTTAATTATGTGCGGGGGTTTGGGTACCAGCCGACGACCGGCGGGCCGGAGATCTGGTTTGACCCGGATGAAATCATCTGGATGCGGTTCCCGAATCCGCTGGACGAATTTAGCGGGCTGAGCCCGCTGGGGGCGGCGCGGCTGGCGGCGGACCTGGCGAGCGGGGCGGCGAAGAGCAACCTGTATTTGTTCCAACAGGGTTACCAGGCGGGTGGGATTGTGATGCCGCCGAAGGGGAGCACGCTGACGCCGGAACAGGCGGTGGAGCTGGAGGCGAGCCTGGATAAGCGGTTCAAGGGGGTGGATAAGGCGCACCGCTGGGGCGTGATGCGGTTTGAGACGGAGCTGAAGAGCCTGAGCGTGACGCCAAAGGATGCGGAGTTCCTCGGAACCTTAACTTGGTCATTGGAGGAAGTTGCGAGAGCTTATAAGGTTCCATTGGATATGATCGGCGGGCAGCGGACTTATGAGAATGTGCAGGCGGCGGAGCGGGCGTTCTGGTACCGGACGATGGAGCCCGAATCTAGATTCATCACGAGCGAGCTGGTGGAGCAATTATTGCCGATGTTTAACATGGGCGATCGCCGATTGCCCCTACAGGTGGATTTGATCGAGTTTGATCTGAGCCGGGTGCCGATATTGCAGGATGCGGAGAGCGAGAAGTGGACGCGGGCGAAGGAGCAGATCGGGGTGGGGGCGATCACGGTGAACGAGTGGCGGAAGGAAGCGGGGTTGGAGCCGGTGAAATGGGGGGATGTATGGTGGGCGCCGGGGACGGTGATGCCTATCGAAAGCGATGAGCTGCCGGAAATGCCGATGGCAGAAGTAAGCAGTGAAGAAGAGGATAAAGATTTAAACGCGAAGGAATCAAAGGAATCGAAGGAATCGAAGGAAGAAAGAAGTTTTAAGAGGGTTATTGAGTTGAATGGGGAGGAGCACCAGCGGCTGTGGCGGAAGTTTGAGCGGTTCAGCAAGAAGTGGGAGCGGAAGGTGGGCGCCGAGACGGCGGCGATGTTCAGGCGGCAGGAGGAGAGCATCCTTGCACGGTTGAAAAAAGAAGAATTAACCACAGAGACACAGAGAACACGGAGCTTTTCTGATGTTGCTGATGACCCTTTTAACAAGCCGGAGTGGGTGAAGAAGTTTCGGGTGATGATGCGGCTGTTGCTGGCGGAGCTGGTGGAGGAAGTGGGGACGGAGGCGCTGGAGGCGCTGGGGCTGACGATCGGGTTTGTGGTGAAGCAGCCAGCGGTGCAGCGGTTCATCGAGCGCCAGGCGCAGCGGTTTGCGGTGGAAGTGAATGAGACGACGTGGGATGCACTGAAGGAAAGCCTATCGGCAGGGCTGGAGGCGGGGGAGGAGATGCCGAAGCTGGTGGATCGAGTGGGGGAGGTGATGGGGGACCGGATCCAGAGCAGCGAGGAGGTGATCGCACGGACGGAGGTCAACCGGGCGGCGAACGGGGGCACGCTGGAGGCGTGGAAGCAGTCCGGGGTGGTGGAGAAAAAGTCATGGCTGAGCGCGTTGCTGCCGGATAGAACGCGGGACAGCCATGTGGAAGCACACGTGAGGTACCAGGCTTATCCGATCCCGATCGATGAGGATTTCGAGGTGGGGAGCGGTCGAGGGCCGTGCCCGGGGATGATGGGCGTGGCAGAAGAGGATATTAACTGTCTGTGCACGATGACGGCAGAGGTCGGTTAGGAGCAAGGAGAGAAACGATGAGCAATCTTTATGTGCGGGCGTTTTACGAGCGAGAGGCGGCGGAGCATCCCGAGGTGGATGGTTCGCCAATGCGGTTCACGGCCAGCACGGAGGGGGTGGCCAGGGACGGGTTGGTGATCGCGGCGGAGGGCTGGAAGCTGGAGAATTACCGCAAGAATCCGGTGGTGCTGTGGGCGCATGATTACCTGGGGCGCAACCTGCCGATCGGGAAGGCGGTTAATGTGGCGGTGGAGGGGAACCGGCTGGTGGCGGATGTGCTGTTCGACCAGGCGGACGATTTTGCCCGGCAGGTGGAGCGGAAATACCGCAGCGGGTTCCTGAACGCGGTGAGCGTGGGCTGGGAGACGAAGCTGATCGAGCCCGGGAAGGGCGGCGGGGCGGCCAGGGTGGCGGAGGCCGAGCTGCTGGATATCAGCGGGGTGCCGGTGCCGGGCGATCCGGATGCGCTGATGGAGCGGGAGTATCGCAGCTTACAAGAAATTTTTGGAACCACGAATAACGGCGATGATACCCATCGCATGAATAACGCAAATATGGATAATGCGCCGGGGGATGCGGATGCGGAGGGTGCGTGGGGTGAATGCGCGGCCGAGATGGTCGATGTGTTCATAACGGCGCCTGATGAAGCGGACGAGTCCAGGTTACGGCGTTATCAGGCTTTGCTGCCGAAGTACAGACGGCTGGGGAAGACGCCGCCGGAGTTCCGGACGGCTGAGGAGCTGGCGGGATTGGGGCCGGAAGAGGTCCAGGGATTGTTTTTCCACAACGAAATTCAACGTGACATGTCCGCACGAGTGGGAGCGGTCCTGAACGCCAGGAACCGAGGCGATCTGGAGCAAGCGGTGGCGCTCATTCAGGCTGTATTGGCCAGGGCAGTGAAGGAAGCGGAAGAAGAGCAGGCGGAAGACCGAGGCGAACAAGACCAGGATAACCAACCACAGGGCGACCAACCAGAGGGCGACCAGCGGTCGCCCCTACAGGGGGGGGAGCTGGAGCTGGCGGTGCGCCTGCTGAAGATGAAGTTTGAGAATTATTCGGGAGGTTTGAAATGAGTGAGTTAACGGATCAACTTTTGAAGGAGCTGAGCGATCGCATGGAGGCGATTGGGCAGAGTGTGGATGAAGCTCGCCTGCGCCAGATTGTGACCGATCAGTTCAACGCACTGGCGAGCGATAAGGATTTCGTGCGCAAGATGCGTTTTGGCGACGGCGATCAGAAGCTGGCGGGGAGCAAGTTCGCACGCTGGAACCTGGGCGTGGCGGATATCGAGTTCCTGTATGACCTGATGGAGGCGCAGGGGCGCCGGAACATGCAGGGGCCATCCGAGGAGCTGCGCAATGCGTTCAAGGCGCTGAGCGAAGCGGTTTACCTGCCGATGGAGCAGGTGCGAGAAATCGACCGCCAGGCGATCGATGGGCTCTTCCCGCGGGTTGT